CAGCTCTGCTTTCATCATTGAAAAGCCAGTAGATTCAAACAATGTTCCAACTACTTTTACTCTTAAAGGAGCAGGGTGGGGACATGGAGTAGGATTGTGTCAGATTGGAGCTGCAGTGATGGGAGAGCAAGGATTTGATTATAAAGAAATCTTACTACATTACTATAAGAATGTAGAGATTAAGAAAATATATAATAAATGATTTGAAACCTTACAATAAAAGTGAAACAACATACTATACACCACAATCAATTGAATCAAAAAAGTCCTTGGAAATGGGTTCCAACCCTATATTTCTCTGAGGGACTTCCTAATATATTAGTTGCAGAAATTTCTGTATTAATGTACCAACAGTTGGGACTTAGCAATGAACTAATCGCCTTTTACACTAGTTGGTTCTATCTTCCTTGGGTGTTAAAACCATTCTGGAGTCCTTTTGTTGAACTGCTTAAAACAAAAAGATGGTGGATTATTGCAATGGAACTATTACTTGGTGCATCATTTGCAGCTATGGCTTTTAGTATTCCAACCACCTTTTGGTTGCAATCAACGATATGCCTATTTTGGATAATTGCTTTCTCAAGCGCCACTCATGACATTGCTGCAGATGGCTTTTATATGCTTGGTTTGAGCGAACACGATCAAGCTTTATTCGTCGGAATACGCAATACTTTCTACAAAATAGCATCTATCTTCGGAAAAGGATTCCTCGTATTCCTTGCAGGTTCACTGCAAGTTCTATTCAGGTGGCAAATCCGTTTCTCGTGGAGCATTATCTTTTACATCGTATCTGCTTTATTTATAGCAGTTTATCTCTATCATCTTAAACAACTTCCTACACCAAATAAGGATGAAAATATCAACCAAAAAGATATTAAAAAGATAGGGAAAGACTTAATAGAAACCATCTCTAGCTTTTTTAAAAAGCCTTATATCGTTACAACTATATTGTTTTTATTGTTATATAGATTTCCTGAAGCATTGTTATCTAAGGTTTCTATCTTATTTCTTAGAGACTTTAAACATGCAGGAGGCTTAGGATTATCGCCTCAAGAATTCAGTTTAGTATATGGAACTGTGGGTGTTATAGGTTTACTTGGCGGTGGAATTATAGGCAGTTATTTAGTAAGTAGAGACGGAATTAAGAAGTGGTTATGGCCTATGGTCTTTGCTATAACAGTTCCAGATGCCGTATATATCTATCTAAGTTATTATCAAGTAGATGCCTTGTGGCTAATCAATACATCTATTTTTATTGAACAATTTGGTTATGGCTTTGGTTTTACTGCCTACACATTATATATGTTATATTTCTGTAGAGGACAGTTCCAAACAAGTCATTACGCCATTTGTACAGGATTTATGGCAGCATCTATGATGTTACCTGGAATGGTTTCAGGCAGGTTACAATCCATACTTGGATATCAAAACTTCTTCATCTTTGTTTTGATAACTTGCATTATAACTTTCGTAGTTACATATTTTATCAAGATAGACAACAACTTTGGTAAGAAGAGAGAATAACTCTTGTTACCAAAGAATAACCATTTAGAATAGAAGAAGAAATTAAACCAGAATATTATTTTATAAATTATCTATTTATCATAATGTTAATTATATTGCAGTTCAGGACAAAAATTCTATATTTGTGGCATGAACTTTGATATAGCTGACAATTTCAATGAAACAAGCCCTTATTTACTTACTTGTGGCGATTGTTCTTGGTGTGTACTTAATTTTAGTAGCAGTGGACACCTTACCGGCTTTATATGTTCTGCTTATATTGAGCACCCTGAGGTGAAACTAACAGATAAATGCCACTTTCTATGAATAATTTAACCGATAAACAATCCTTTGCAGATAAAGAATTTCAAATAACCGAAAATTTATTCGGCTGCTTGAAACCTAGTATAATATTCAATAAATATACAAATTCTTACGAGTCAGTACCTTGTAAGAAATGCGAATATTGTATGAATGTGAAAGCTAGTGCACAATCTCAACGTGTTCGTAAAGAAATAGAGCAGCACATATATAGTGTTTTCTTTACACTTACATATAATAACGAATTTATACCCCGTATGGAAATGTTCAAAGACAAAAAAGGCAAAACGCAGTTTAAACATATAGGTAGAACTGCAAAAATGTTTGATTCTACCCCCTACAATTCTAAAGGATTAGACCATAAGTATCGATATAATGACGATACTACAATACCTGAAATAGAGAAAAACGAACAGAAAGCAAAAAAACATGTTCAATTCGCTGTTGTCTGCAAAAAAGACATACAGAACTTTCTCAAACGTTTACGCAAAAAAATCGATAATTTAAATCTTTCAGACAATGACAAAAAAATTCGCTACTACATTTCGTCAGAGTATGGACCAAATACAAAACGTCCACACTACCATGGTATCATCTTCTTTGATTCCAAAGAACTCGGCTCTCAGATTAAAAATCTCATCGTTGAATCCTGGGGTCTTTTCGAAAAAGAACCCGGTACATTTAACAATTATACGTTTACGCCATTTGCGGATACTTGGCGTACCGAAAAGTACATCAAATATTGTAACCCCAACACTGCAAAATATGTTGCAGAGTATATCTCAGGCAATATGGGTCTACCAAAAATGCTACAAGAACGCTGTTCAAAGCCGTTCCATCTTCAATCTAAAAACCCTGTTATCGGTGAATTCAAAGCTAGCAGAGAAGAAACATTCACGCTTATCGACCAAGGAATTATTAGACAGAATCGAACAATATTTACAAAAAATGGAGTTGAAACAAAGGCTAATCTTCGAATATCCAAAGATTCATTATATTCCGTTTTCCGCAAGTGTTACAGATTTGGTGAGTTATCTCCTGATACAAAATATAACACTTATAACTTCTATACTAAACACATCAGAGAGTGGAAAGAATATATAAACGTAAAACTTATAAATTATGCTATTAAAAATAATATTAGCTTTGATAGAGTTAATCTCTCTCGTTATCTTCGAAAAAATCGTGCAGATTATTTCCGTAATTGGTGCGTTACTTACAAAAGTGAGGAGTATAATCGACTTGAAATGGATAAAGATCAGAATTGGTATAGTTCTAAAAACGTTTATAAGTTATCTCAAGAACTTAACCCTATTCGATATAGTTACCTCGGTGGTTTTACTCGTGCTTATCTTATTGTGTTTGATCGCTATCTATATTTATATGAACAAGATAGGCTACGTGAGTTCTATAATAAGTTTAATAATCTAATCGATGAAGTAGGATATTATCCTGCAGAATTAGAAGTATTCCCAGTGCTTAAACACGCTATACCAAAGGTAAAAAAATATACACCCCATGGTGTAAACTTATCTTTCGATACAGAAAATGCAAAAGAAGAACGTTTAAGACCTTATATAAACTACATCTTTAATACCTCTTTTCAGTATTGGGTAACCCCTTACAATGAGTTTGGAAGTTTCGACCACAAAAAATATGGTGAAGAATATTCCGCTAGAAATACAAAAGTATTTGAACAATATGTGGAAGAACAGAAAAACAGACTAGATAGACGTAATAAGTCTAAAAAACTAAATAATACAACTATAAATAATGAACGTGTTATGGATTAATTCTATAACATAAATGTATAATAATTTAAAAATCAGTTAATTATGTCACTTTCAAAAGTCCCTTTAATCAAACCAAGCAAAGCGAATAGACCTCGCAATGCCTTCGACCTTTCACAACGTCACCTATTTACCGCCCCAGCTGGAGCACTCCTCCCTGTTCTATCCTTAGACCTTATGCCACATGATCACATAGAAATTAATGCTAGTGACTTCATGAGAACCTTACCAATGAATAGTGCCGCTTTCGTTAGTATGCGTGGTGTATATGAATTCTTTTTCGTACCTTATAAACAGCTTTGGTCAGCTTTCGACCAATTTATTACAGGTATGTCAGATTACAAAACGTCTTATATGTATCCTTTTAAAAACAAAGTTGTTGAAAATGCGCCTAGTTTTAGTATACAAGACTTTTTGAAATTTATTTCAACTAAAACAGACAAAGATATACACGGCTTCCCCAAAAAAAATGGCGTATATCGTATGTTAGATCTTTTAGGCTATGGAAAATATGCAACTAGTGCAGGTACAGCCTATACGGATATTCCCGAAAAAACAACCAAAGATTTAGGTAATGCTACTCCTTTTAGAGCACTCGCCTATCAAAAAATTTATTCAGATCATTATAGAAATTCAACTTATGAAGATTATCAACTAGAGAGTTTTAACGTTGACTTCTTTGGACAAAATGGTAAAATTAAAGTTGCCACTACTTCAGAACCATGGGATTATGATTGGTTTACGCTTAGATATAGAAACGCAGGTAAGGATATATATACTAACTTACGTCCTACTCCTTTATTTAATGTAGATAATTTTAATCCTAAATTCTTTACAGGTGATTTATCTTTAAGTACTGATTCTAGAACTGCTGGTATTGCTATTGACCCTACTACTTTTTCTAGTGGTGGTGTACTTAGTACTGCAGATATTCGTAATGCTTTTGCCCTTGATAAGTTAGCAAGTATCACAATGAGAGCAGGAAAAACCTATAAAGAACAAATCGAAGCACATTTCGGTATTTCAGTAGACGAGGGAAGAGACGGCAAATGTGATTACTTAGGTGGATTTGATAGTAACATGCAAGTAGGAGATGTTACACAAACAAGTGGAACAACAGTAACCGGTGCAAAAGATACTAAATTCGGTGGATACTTAGGTAGAACAACAGGTAAGGCAACCGGATCAGGTAATGGTCAAATTAAATTCGATGCTAGTGAGCATGGTATATTAATGTGTGTATACTCAGTAGTACCCGATGTACAATATGATGCCACAAAAATAGATCCTTTCGTACAAAAAATACAAAGAGGTGATTTCTTTATTCCTGAATT